TTCGGGCTTGAGGCTCGTGCTGACCATCTTCATGTCGGTTCCCTTGGGAAAAGAGCCGCGCGGGGCGGCTCTTGGTGCTTGTCAGCCGGGCCGCTCAAGCCAGGTCTTCGGCCTTGCCTTTGCCCTTTTGGGGCGCCGGCTTGGCGGCTTCGATGACTTCGAACCACTTGCCTTTGTCGCGGCCCTCGAAGAGGTCGAACACTTCGCCCTCTTCCATCATCTTGCACGTACCCGCATCGTTGACGGGGTAGTAGCCCACGCCAAGGGCGCGGGCCTTGCCAACTACTTTTGACACGGCCCGCTCCCCTTACTTGACGCTCGGGACCGTGGTCGGCGCGGCCGGGGCGTGCTGGATGTCCTTCGTGAGGAAGGCCGTCGCCGTGCCCGCGGTGGTCGTCGCCGTGCCGATGCGGTACACCACACGGACGTAGCGCTCCAGGCCGATGGGCAGGCGCCCGCGGTACTGGACCGTGTTCGCCGTGAGCGAGGCCAGCGCGATGGCGCCGGTCAGGGGGAACTCGCGAGCCGACGAGAACGAACTGTTGTCGTCCGTTTGAAGCACGAGCTGCACGGTCGCTGCGCCGCCCGACGTGACCGCAGCGACGGTCTGGACGACCAGGTACATCTCTTCGCCGATGCCCACGTCGACGGCGGCGCCGGTGTCGTAGATGTCGGTCGATACCACGTCGCCGGCCGCCGCAGCGATCGACTGCGCGCGGCTCAGGGACAGTTGAGAGTCGAGGATCATGGTTGTGTTCTCCTGAGAGCGTTGCGCTTAGACCACGCGCGCTTCGGTTTCCACCAAAGCGTCGACCGTCCGAACGGGGATGCCGAAGAAGGTCATGTCACCTTCGGCGGACGCGATGCCCGGCTTGCCGAACTGGGCCGCAGCCTGCTGGATGCCCAGCACGTTGCTGGACTTCTCCAGGCTCATGACCTGGAGGTACGCCTTGACCTTGCGGCTGGTGTAGAACACCGGCGTACCCTTGCCCATGAAGGGAATCTGGTTCATGGCCAGCATCATCTGGCGCACGATCCAGGTCGAGGCGGTGAGGGCCTGCGTACCGGTCACTGCCACCGTGTCGCTGATGTCGACGTTGGCGATGCGGACGGCGTAGCGCCAGTCGCGCAGGGACAGGCCGCACTTCCACTTCCAGATATCCGCCATGGCGCGATAGCGATTGTTGCTGCCGTCGAACGCATCGATCTCGCCGAGATCCTTGTGTTCGATGCCCGCCTTCGTCCCCTTCGGGAAGATGCCGTGCACGGTGTCCGCGCCCCAGCACACGAGCCAGATACTCGTGTTGTCAGAGCCCGAGCCGCCAGCGTCCAGGATGTTGCGGCCGTTGGTGGCCGACAGGCTGGAGTAGCGCGGGGCCAGGCCGAACGGGCGCTCGGGGTTGACCGCGGTGTCGTTGTACAACATCGCGGCGATCATCGCCTGGTTCATGGACTCCAGGAAGGCGTTCGCCTCCTGCAGCCGGAACGCCGAGCCGTTGCCGTTCAGCGCCAGCAGGTCGGTGTCGACCTCGCTGCGCGCTTCGAGCATGCCGCAGGCGTCATCGATCTGCGCGCGAGTCGACTTGCTCGGGGGCACACCGCCGTAGAGCTGGCGCCACACAACAGAGGGCAGGCCGGTGCGTACCGTCGTGCGGTGACCGGTGGGCAGGTTGCCCTCGATCCACGGCATGTCGGTCAGCAGCGCGTTCGTTTGGTTCAGGAGCTCGACGACGGTGGCGGTCTTGCCGTCCGGGTCGAGGGATTTCGCGAAGTCCAGCAGCGTGACAGCGCCGGCGCGGGTCGGTTGGGTAGCCATTTTTCAGTTCCTTGTCAGGGGTTGCCGTAGAGGACGGATGCGGGGTCTCGCTTTGAGGGCTCGGCGTTGCTCTTGCCCGCCACGAAGCGGTCCTCGCTCATGCCTTTGCTGGCCTTCAGGATCAGCCGCACGACATCGGGGTGGTTCCCCATGCCGGTGCTGTTCAGCAGGGACTTGATCTTGTCGTCGCCGAAGGTGTCGATGAACTTGCGGGCAGCGGCCAGGTTCTCGGGTTTCCCGAGCTCGGGGTCGGCCTTCACCTCATCAGCCCAGGACTGGACTTGCGCCGCGAATTGCTCGGCTCGGGCTTGCTCGCGTCTGACGACGAGATCGACAGCCTTCTGCGCGTGCTCGGGCGGAAGCTTCAGTTCCTTGGCGATGGCCTTGAACTCGTCGGCCATGGCCGCGTCGATTTCGATACCATCGGGCACCTTGAAGTCGTAGACCGCCTCCTCGGTGGCCTTCTCTTCCTTGGCGCCTTCACCTTCGGCCTTCACGGCTTGCGTCGTGTCGGCGGTTTGTTCGGTCCCCGCGGGCTTTTGGCCAGCGTCGTTCTGCTGCGTTCCCCCGGCGTCGTTGGTGGCTGTGCCGGCGTCCTGCGTTGCGTCTGTGGTCATTGCTTGAACTCCTTGAGCATGCGAAGGTAGGCGTCAGGAGTCACCTCCAGCAGCTCGCCAGTGAGAAAGTACCCCAAGTGCTTCCGGCCCTCGTTGAAGGCCATCGTCGCGCCACTGGTGTGGAAGGACGTTCGGAACACCCCGGTTTCCTCAAGCAGACGCGCCACAATGCGCCGACCCGATGCGTGGGCCATCAACCACTTGGTGTCCTCCACTTCCTGATCGCGCTGGGCGCGGGCGCGCAACTCTGCGGTCGCGGCTTCGCGGTCTTGCGCTTCCAGGTCGAGGGGGTCGCTCATGGTCGTGTGCGAGCAATGTAAGGCGTCGCACGTTCGCCACGGGCACGGCTTGCGGTCACGCTGGCGCCCCCGCGTTGTAGCCTTGGAACATGTTCAGCACGTCACGGGCGTTGGCCGGGTCGATCTGGCTGGCGCTCGCGGCGCTGTCCACCGCCTGCGCCATGGCGGCGCCCTGCTGCGCCGCCTGCGCGGCCTGGGCCTCCGCGTCGGCCGCGGCTTGCGCGTCGGCGTCGCTGACCACCATCTTCGGGTCGACGCCGAACATCTCGGCGTAGCTGTCGACCACCTGCATCGGGTTGATCTTGTGGCGGGCCACCGGCCAAATGTTCACGAGTGAGCCGACCGTGCCGAGCAGGCGGTCGCTGCCCGCCGCCGCGACAGCGCGCTGCGCCTGGGCCAGTGTGCTGATGAACTCAATGTCCATCTCCACGCCCTCGAGCTCCTTGGGCGGGGGCGGCAGGATGCCGGCGTCGGCCACGCGCTCGAACGTGATGTCGATCAGCGGGCTCAGCAGCTCGTTGTGCAGGCGCTCGAGCACGGGGCCGAGCATCAGCAGCTTCTCTTCGTGGCGCTCCGCGACTTCGGTCGCGGTCATGTTCCCGCCCGCGGGCGCGCTGGCCAGCATCAGGAACAGGTCGGCGTAGTAGCTGGCGCGGATGCGCTCGCGCGTGTCCTTGATGTCGTCCAGGAGGTAGTCCAGGCGCAGGTTCACCTCGTAGGCCGACCGCACGCCGCCGCCCGGGCCCGTCGCGTCGACGAACATCACCCCGCCCGGGATGCGCTTGTTCGCCTGGTCCTTGTAGGCCACGGGGACCTGGATTGGCGGGTTGACCTGCATGTCGATGGCCTGGGCCTTGCGAAGCTGCTCGTGCTGCAGTTGCTTCACGTCGCCCAGACACTCCATGCCCGGGCTGTGGCCGTAGATGTCATTGCCCGTGACCTCCCACCGGGGGCACAACACCGGAAAGCGCTTGTAGCCCGACTCGCTGAGGTAGTTGTCCCAGTTCGTTTGCGCCGGCTCAAAGTAGCACGACGAGAACGGCATGCTTCGGCTGTCGCTCTTGCGCGGGTCGTGCGCCTCGCGCGGCTCAACGATGTGCACCACGTCGACCCATTCGTCGAGCTGGTTCCGGTCGTACAGATTGCGCACGGCCACGCTGCAGTTCTCGCGACCGAACTGCCGGATCATCTGGCCGACCGTCATGCGGAATTCGCGCGCGATGGTGTCGACCACACCTTTGTCGTTGGTCGCAATGGCGTACTCACCCGCGGTCATCGGGTGGTGGTGGATAACGCTGTCGAAGTCGGGCTGGACGAAGCTGGCCCACGTGCCGAAGGCACCCAGCTCGGTGTAGCACTGGTGGAGCGCTTGGTAGGTGTTGCTCGACGCGTAGACCGAGCGCATCAGCGTGCCGGTGTCGTAGAGCCACTGCTTGACCGGCGCGAACTCCATCAAGTCGCGGTCCTTCAAGGCCAGGCGGAACCACGGGCGCGCGGGGCTCGTGGTGCCCGACATCATGCCCGCGGCGAGCGTGCGCAGCGCGCGCACCGCCGTGTTGTCGTAGATGTGGTTGTGGCGCTTGTCGCCTCGGTTCGTGTCGGAGGTCTGGAACCGCCCGGATCGCGGGAGTTGATACGTCGCAACGTCTTTCCAGTGCGCATCAAAGCTGGCGCGCTCGCGCCACATCGCGGCCTTGCGCTGCAGCTTGCGCTTGACGCCCGACTGGTCAGCCACGCGTCACCCGCCCAGCAGCGTGCTGCCGAGATTGCTGGCGCCCTGCGCCACGCCTGACGGGCCCGTCAGCAAGGAGCCCCCCACGGGCGCTGCGGCGCGCTTGGCCCGCCGGGCTTGCATCGTGTCCGCGGGTTTGGCGTCTTGCGTCGCAGGCGGCGCCTGGGGGGTGGGGATGTCGGGTGCGAGGCACATTTTGGTTCACTCCAGAAGGCGGCGGGCGGGGTTGACCTTTCCGCCAGTTTTGTTGCCCGGCTTGGGCGCCGTCGGCGCCCCTACAGCCCCGCCCGATGCCAGTAGCGTACCGCCCGATGCCAGTAGCGTACCGCCCGAGCGCCCGGCGCTCGCGGGCGTCAGCACGCCGGTAAGTGCGGTCCCGCCCATCGTGGAACCTTGGCCGGTGCCGATGGCGGTTTGGTAGTCACGGCCGATAGCGCACATCGCTGCGATTGTGGGGTGCGACTCGCGGCCCACGGGCACGGCTACCGCCTGCGCCGACGCAGGAGGAAGCCCAAGCCCTTCGCTGGTGGTGTGGCCGAGCCTCCGCCAAGCCACGCCACACGGAACCAGTAGTTTTTAAACCAATTTGCTCGGAACCAATTCATGATCCGTAACTTGTTGGTATGCGGTCGCCGGTAATGCCGTCCGCCGTTCCGGTGATCTGGTCAGCAGTATCTGACAGATTGCGCGCCGTGAACCCAGCCGGACCGCCTGTCGTCTTGCCAGCCACCGCCGCAGAAATCACGCGCAGCGAGCGGGCAATGTCAAACCCAGTCTCTACAGGAGCCGTTCCCGCGTCGCTCGGGCTCTGCGCGTAGCGAATCGGGAACGGGCTTGCCGGGTCAAGGACCGTGTTGTCCTGGCTGGTCACGTAGCCCGACACAGCGGCCGGCGCAAGATCACCGGCCAGCCGCGTGCGAGGCGTCAGGTTCAGCACATGTCCAGTGGCCTGGATAGATGCCGTCGACTCGACGTTGTCGTTCGCCAACCAGGCCATGCCGGCAGCCGTGCTGTAGCCGTCCTGCAGGGCGTCGAACAGGGCCTGCACGCTCACCTGAGTGCCGAATGTCGCCACGCAGGTCGTCGGCACGTCGAACGTCACCACGATAGGCCACGTCCCGCCCGTGTAAAGCTCCGTGCCGTCTGGGTTCAAGATCGGCAGCAGCGTCACGCTGTAAGAGTTGCTGATCTGCGGATCGAACCCGAATGTCTGCGGGTAGTAACCAGGTTTGTTGACGACGAACTTCCATGTTCCAGTAGCGCCGAAGGGTGTCGGGAAAGTGTAGACGCCGGTCACACTGGCCTGGAAATCCTGCTGCACGCCTGCGTCGTCCTCGACGAAGACCTGAGCCGACGCGCTGGCACCAGTGAGGCCAGAGACTGTCAACACGCCGGAACTGCCGTTACCCGCGACCACGACGCCGATGAAACGCCCGCCGCTTGCCTGCGTGGCTGTGCCGGTCGTCACAAGGTCGCCCGTGAGGTCTGCACCCGTCACCGTGACGTTGCTCGACCCAAGATTCAGCGTAGAGCCGTCGTAGCTCCACTCATCTGTGATATCGAAGTTTCCAAGCTGGACAATGAATCGACGATAGCGCGACCATAGATCTTGGTTCGTCAGGTTGCCGGTGACGTTGAGATCAACGCGCG